TAGAAAATATGCCAACTACAGTTGTTCCTATGGGACACAGCGCAGTGAATATTCCTGTAGCTAGTGCACCAAGTGCATCTTTTGTTCACACACAACAGAATACTAACGGTGATTTCGATTCAAACATATTTTATGGTTTTGATTTCGATATGGATAAACGTCCTGATAATGGTGAATATTTATCACCAATTTACAAGACAGCCGCTACAACTGGTAATGTTTCTATGTCTCTTGAGAATATGTTAGGACACGCTGACGCAAGTGCATTAGCATCTACATATTCAGACGCTACAGAAAACATTACATTATCACTTTCAGCTATTGGTCAGAGGAAATTTACAGTACCTTTCCAATGGGGATTTGATGGTGATAATCCTGGTAATCCAAAACTTGTCGGTAATGACATCACAGCAGCTAACACACAAGGATTTGATATCTCAAGTGCTACAGCAAGTGGTTCAGTAGCTTACAAACGAGCAATTAATGCTGTAAGTAATCCTGACGAATTTGACATTAACTTGTTGGTAACACCTGGTGTGATACATAGATTACATCCAAAGGTAACAAATCACGCAATATTGAAAGTTGAAGCAAGAGCAGACGCTTTCTATGTGATGGATGCAGCTGCATACGGAGATACTATAGCTACGGTAACAAATACTGTAAGTGCTTTAGATACAAACTATGCAGGAACATATTACCCCTGGGTTAAGATAGTTGATGGAGACACAAACAGACCAGTATGGGTCCCACCATCAGTCGTATTACCTGGAGTAATCGCATTTACTGATAAAGTCGCACACGAATGGTTTGCACCAGCTGGTTTAAATCGTGGTGGTTTGACTACGGTATTAGAAGCTAAAACAAGATTAACACACGCTGAAAGAGACGATCTCTATGAAGAAAGAGTTAATCCAATAGCTTCATTCCCTGGTCAAGGTGTAGTAGTATTCGGACAGAAGACACTACAATCCAAACCATCAGCATTAGATAGAATCAATGTTCGTAGATTGTTGATTGCATTGAAGAAATTCATCGCATCATCCTCAAGATACTTGGTATTCGAACAGAATACAGTAGCTACACGAAACAGATTCTTGAATATTGTTAATCCTTACCTTGAAAGTGTACAATCCAATAGTGGTTTAAGTGCATTTAGAGTAGTAATGGATGAAACTAACAATACTCCTGATGTTGTAGATAGAAACAGATTGGTAGGACAAATCTTTATTCAACCTACAAGAACTGCAGAGTTCATTGTGTTGGATTTTGTTGTTCAACCTACAGGCGCATCGTTCCCTGAGTAATTTATCTTATAACATACGCTGACGTATATAGAAAACCCCGACTTCGGTTGGGGTTTTTCTTTTCCTATAAAACTACTATAAAACTAAGAAGAACTATGTAATATTCATATTACTTATTTTTTAAGTTTTTGATATTTATATTAGAAGATACAAAATGCTTTTAATGGAGACAAATAATGCCTGACATTTTAGATACGAATGAAATATTTTTTACCCCGTTTGAACCGAAAACAAAAAATCGGTTTATTATGTACATCGAGGGTATTCCATCATATTTAGTCAAAGCAGCTGCAAGACCACAGATACAGTTTGAGGAAATGGTTTTAGACCACATCAACGTCAAGAGACACCTCAAGGGAAAAGGAACTTGGCAGCCAGTTGATATAACATTATACGATCCAATCGTTCCAAGTGGTGCACAAGCAGTTATGGAATGGGTTCGATTAGGACACGAATCTGTAACAGGTAGAGACGGATACGCAGATTTTTATAAGAAAGATGTGACATTCAATATGCTAGGTCCAGTAGGTGATATAGTAGAAGAATGGACATTAAAAGGTGCTTACATAACAACCGCAAACTTTGGTGAGATGGCTTTTGAATCAAGTGAGCCAGCAGACATCACCCTAACATTACAGTATGATTACGCAATCTTACAATTCTAATCTAATAGGAGTATAAAATGACTGAATTTATAGCAGCAAATTGGGAATATATTTTGGTAGTTATTTACGCATTGGAAAAAATCGTGAAAATGACCCCGACAAAATATGATGATATCGTTTTTGATATGATTCTTAAACCAATTAAGGAAAAATTTACACCATCAAAATAAATTGTTATTTGAACAATTACTAATATAGTTATTAATAAACAGGTTTTAAATCTTAATGATAATAATCAGAGGAAACTCATATGGCAGAATATAAGTTCCCAACGGAAGTAGTTAATCTTCCGTCTAAGGGAAAGTTGTATCCAAAAGACAACCCTTTATCAAAGGGTGAAGTTGAACTAAAATACATGACAGCAAAAGAAGAAGATATTCTTACTTCTATAAATCTAATACGAAAAGGTATTGTGATAGATAAAGTTCTTGAATCACTTATAGTAGATAAAAAAGTCAAGATTGATGATTTACTAATTGGTGATAAGAATTCACTAATGATTGCTGCAAGAATACTTGGGTATGGTAAAGAATATAATGTAAAAGCAAATTGTTCAGAATGTGGTAAAACAGGTGATTTAAAAGTTGATTGTACGCAACTAAAAGATACAGAAATTTCAGATGATACAAAAGAAAACAAGTTTTCTATGAAATTACCAACTACTAAAGTAGAGATAGAATTTAAACTATTAAATAGTGGTGAAGAAATATTGGTAGATAAAGATGTAGAAGCTATGAAAAAAGTTCAACCAGACATAGATTATACGAATTCATTTAGATTTAAAAAAATGATTACTTCAGTAGATGGTGATACCACACAATCAGTTATTAATGACTTTGTTGATAATAAGTTTTTAGCAATAGACTCTCTTGAGTTTAGAAAACATCTTAACAAAGTTACTCCTGGAGTAGATATGAATTATCCATATATTTGCCCACATTGTTCGCACACTCAGGAGGTAGTGGTCCCATTAGGGACAGGGTTTTTTTGGCCTAACGCATCATAACAAACTTCAAGTTCACGAAGAAATATTCACACTATTAAATTACGGAAAAGGTGGTTACACTTTTGATGAAGTGTATGCTATGCCCGTACATCTCAGAAGATACTATCTAAAAAGATTAGCTAAAGAGTATGAACATATCGCTAAAGAGCGACAAAAAGCATATGACCAAGCTATGTCTACCAATCGAAAATCCTAATTTCTGATATTTATTTATAACTAAATCCAAACAATTTTCAATGGAGCAACAATATGTCTAAAAAAGTAAATGAGGGTGTTACTGACTTCATTATTAAAAAAATGATAGGTCTAATAGCAGGTGGTAAATACCGTCAAGCTATGAAAGCAGCTAAGGGTAACAAAAAATTACAAAAAAACATTCAAGACATGAATGATTCACTCATTCAGTTTAAAGCGACTGTGGCCCAAATGAAAAAGGACCAAGCTAAAAAAAATAAATAGTAATGGATATGTGATATGCCATCGTATCAAGAACAACAAAAAATAAATGAACAACTAAAAGTAGCTCAAGAATTAATTGATTCCATCAATAGTAGTTACGGTAAGATGGCTCTGCGCCAAAAACCCATTTTGGATTATACAAAAGAGATGACGAAGGAAATTGAAGATGCTGCAAAGTTAAACGCTGAAAATGGCAAATATAAGAAGTATGAAAAACAAGCTACTGAAGAAGTTTTAGGTCTTTATGATGATATTGCTGATAATTTAGACGACTTTTTAGCAGGTAAGAAAAAAATAGCAATTACAGAAACATACATAGGCAATTTAGAAGGACGTAGCGCAAAACATTTAAAGGCAGCTGCTAGAGGTGCTAAAGCTATGGGTGACGCTCTTAACGATCCATCTACAGGAAAAATATTTGATATAATTGATGATGGTGCTGATAGACTTGAAAGTATGGTTAATAATTTACCTGGAGGACAATGGTTAGCTAAGCAATTCAATCTTGGAGGTGAAGAGGGTAAGATATCTCAAATGGCAGGAGAACTTAAAGGTGATTTTTTAAGGAGTGTGAAAAATGGTGGAAAGGGAATGACAGGTATTCTTAAAAGCACAAAGTTACTTAAAATTGGTTTTGCAGCATTAGCAGTAGCTGCGATAGGATTTGGATTAGAAGTAAATAAAACTCAAAGGGATTTAGGAACTTCGTTTGCACAAACCTCAAAAATATTAGCTACTTCCAAAGCAGTAGCAGCTGCAAACAAACTCAACGGAATGACTCAAGAAGATACTCTTCAAATCATAAAAGGAATAGCTTCAGAGTTTGGTAGTTTTAGTGATGCAACTGCAGGAGCTACATTACAAGCTAGTAACTTGGTAGCAAATTTTGGATTGAGTGCAGATAGTGTTGGAACATTAGCAAGAAATATGCAAGCAGTTGGTGAGGGTAGTCTTGAGTCAGCATTAAATTCTATTGAGTTACAGGCTAATATGGCAAGAGCAGCAGATGTTCCTGTCGGTGATGTGATGAATGATGTAGCAAAGAATACAGAACTTTTTGCAAAATTTGGTAAAGATGGTGGTGGAAATATAACAGCAGCTGCAATAGCAGCTAAGAAGTTAGGTTTAGAATTATCCAATGTAGCTTCAGTAGCAGATAGTCTATTAAACTTTGAAGATTCAATAACTAGACAGATGGAAGCAGAGGTTTTATTAGGTAGAGAATTAAACTTAGAAAAAGCAAGAGAACTGGTATTTAATAATGATATAGCAGGGGCTATGAGTGAAATAAGTAATATGATGTCTGCAGCAGAATTTGAATCTTTGGATGCAATTACAAGGAAAAAAGTAGCTGAATCTGTTGGATTAGATGTAGCAGCTTTTGGTAAGGCTGTTAGTGGTACAGGTGGTGGAATAACATCAGCTATGAGAACAGGTGGAGCACCAGCAGGTGGTGGTGGAACTGATAAAATGGATATGTTAATAGGTGCTGTAAATGAAGGTAACGCAAAAATGGTTAGAGCAGTACAAAATCAGGGAGTAAATTAATGGCATTAAAAGATATGAAATCAAATTTAGCTATTGGTGTTGGTTCAAAACAAACACCACAATCTTTTCAAGATGGCCATTCTGCAACTACTGTTACGGGAGCAAAAACATTCCCTACACCACCAAGAGTTCAAATAGAAAATAAAGTATTTACTGCTCTTAGTCGTCAAGGTGAAGAACTTAAATTTCAATTTGATACTACATTCGTTACACCAAGTTTATTCAAAACCACAGAACCTAAATTACAAGATTATTATGATAGAGCATTTAAAGGTAGTGACCGATTAGGTGCAAGAAATAATAGTAGATTAGGTTTTGATGAACCATTTGTTCTTAAAGGAATCGGTGATAGATGGGGACCAGGAGGTTTAGGAAAAATAGATTTAGGATTAGTAAGAGCAGGTGCTGTTACTCAAGCTGCAAGAACTGTAGCTGATGTTCAAAGATTAGGTAAGTTTTTATTAACACCAAGAGGTGTTAGTTTTGTAATAAAACAAAATATTCTACAGAAGATGAATGCAAATGGTCTTGGAGTTGATGGAGTTCCACAAGGTGGAAGTTTAGTAAAAAAGATTGGTGATGTTTTAGGTGGAAAACAACCTCTACCTGGACCAAAACAACAAAGATTTAATTTTGGTCAAGATAAATTTAAAAATGTAGTAAAAGGAACTGAGCCAGGTACAAGTGTCGATGAATTAGTAGGTAGTGATATAAGAACTTGGAGACCAACATCAATAATTGATTCATTAACAATAGGTGCACATGGTGTTAGACATCTACAACCTGCAGGTTCACCAAGTGTTCAACTACTTAAAAATATTGGTAACTTTGTCGTTGATGCAGGAAATGGTGTAATGAAATTCATGGATGGTATAGATGTAGCATTTCCTCAGGTTGGTTTAAATCCAAACTTCCAACCAGGTAATATTTTAACAGGAGTAGGTGCGGCTATAAAAGGAGCTGCAAATGGTATAGCTGATATTTTTCCAAACATTAGTGATTCAAATTTTAAATCAAATCTATCAAATATTCCAATAGGATCGGGCGATTCAATAAAACCAATATTAGGAAAATCGTTTAGTTTAACATCGATGTTTCCATTCTTAATAGATATTCCTACACCACGAACACCAAATCTTAGTGGTATAGCAAATATATTAGGTGGTTTAGCAGATACTACAGCAAACCTTTTAAAAGGTATTGGTGGAGGAGTTGCTTCAGCTTTAGGTGGAATTAAATTACCAAGTATAAGTTTACCACCCTTACCAAATTTTCCATCATTACCTGATGTAAATTTACCAAGTTTTGGAAATCCATTTACTGGACTCAGTAATGCTGTAAAAGGTATAGATATAGGTTTTCCCAAGTTTAGTGGTAAAGGTGGATTAAATTTAGGTGCTGTCGCAAGAACTGTATCATCAGCTTTCCCATCGTTTAGATTAAATGCTAATATATCTAAAGGTTCATTGAGTTTTGATATGGCTGCTTTTGATGAGGGTAAAGCAGCGTTTCAAGCAGGATTAAAAAACTTATTGACACAACCAGATGCTCTTAAAAAACTTCCAGCACAATCTTTTGGTAAAGATAATGTAGATCGTCCTGATTGGATAGGTAGTAACGGACAAAGATATGGAATTGGTATAGAAACTGACGGTTCAATCCATACAGATTTCTCACATAATTTTTTTGATACACCAAATCTATATTATACAGTAGCTAATCCAAGTGCAGCTCAAGATACTAAAGGTGCGTTACGTAACCTATATGATGTTAGTGGTAAGTATGAGGATATTACTCTTCAAAAATATACAACAGTCTTTGTGGGTAAAAACGATTTTAATCCTGATGGTCCTGTATCTTTTAGAGGTGTGGGTGTAAGTGATGTAGCTGTTTCAAGAGAGGGTTCTTTAGGTATAAATCTTGGGAATGACCCTTTTGGAATACAGCCATTTGCAATTGCAACAGGTTTTGCATCTGGTGAAAAGTGGGGTGTAGACCCTACTGAAACTGAGGGTTTGTTAAATACAAAAAAAGGAGTATTAGGAGGAGCAAGAGAGATAAACTTTCCTGATAATGTCGTTAACGATTCTAAAGATAGATTAGGGAATAGAATACAAAGATATAATATGTTGTCGTATGGGAATCTTGGTGAAGATAATAGATATGAAGATACAGCTCAAAAAGCTGATGTAGTAAGAGGACTTGGAAGTCAAGGTGCACCTGCTAGAACAATAGCTGATGAAGAAATGGGTGTTGTAAGAATGAGTACTGATGGTAAATACTCTTCAGGATTACAAGATAAAATAAATTTACATCCATATGGTGGAAGTACTATAACTGACGACATTAACGATACTAACATAGATTTTGTTCCATTTAAATTTAGAGATATGGTGAATGGTAAGTGGATTATATTCAGAGCAATACTTGAAAGTGTTTCTGATACATCATCACCTGATTATGCAGAAGAAAGATATATTGGTAGACCAGATAAGGTTTATGTTTATCAAGGTGCTACAAGAAATGTTAATGTTACATTTAAGGTGATGCCAAAATCAGTTCAAGAATTAGTTACTCTTTGGGAAAAATTAAATTATTTAAGAGGGTTGGTATATCCTAAAATAGAAAATAATCGTATGGTATCACCATTTTTTAATTTTACATTAGGTGATATGTTTGATAAACAACCAATGATTTTTCAGAGTTTAAACTATGCAGTAGATACACAATCTACTTGGGAAATTAAACCTGGTTTAAGATTACCAAAACTAATTCAAATATCTGCAGATATGAGAGTTATTGATAAACAAGTTCCACAGACTACAGGTAAACATTATGGTTTAGATTGGTTAAGGGGTGATTACAAATATGGAACATTCAAAAACGATCCAGCAGATTTAGCATCATTAGCACCAAATAGAGTGGCATATGATAGAGGACAACCTACAAGTGATAATCCAGACGGATATTCACATACAAGTAAACATGATTTCCCACATCTTTTTGAAGAATTAGGAATAGCAGGTGTAGATGAAAGTGTATATGCTAAACTAAAATCAGGTGAAGACGATATTAAAGAAGCTAGAGCTAAAATAGATGCACTTAAATCTGAAATAAATGTTCCAAATGTAGATATACCTTTACCAGCTATACCATTTAAGTTTTAGGAGTTTAAATTATGGGAAGATATGACGATACATTATTAAAATTTAACAAAAAAGGACAAAGAGTTCTTGTACCAACTTTATATCCACAAATACCATTATCAGATGAAGATCAATTTATTTATCCTAAAGATGGTTCTAGATTAGACAATCTCGCTTTTGAATTTTATAATGACGCTTCTTTATGGTGGGTAATCGCACAAGCAAATGGTTTGGGTAAGGGTAGAACAGTATTAAATCCAAACTTTCAAGTAAGAATTCCAGGAAATATAACAAAAATAATCGCTAATTTCAACACATTAAATGAGTAAAAAATGATTCAGTTAAAACCAATTGACTCAGCAGTTCAAAAAACTCTTATTGAAAAGATAAAACAATCTGGAAGAAAAGAACGTCCAGTTCAAGAACCTATATCAAATCAAAAACCATCTAACTATATGCAAAATAGAACTGTTTGGGCTAGAATGATTTCATTATCAGTACCTAAAGGTGCACCAAATGAACCCGTTGTTATTTCAGCAGGTGAAGAAAAAGTAAATTTATCTACTAATCAAGATTCTACAGATTTACTTCAAAGTATTGGTCAGCGAGAAAGTGAAGATTATTTGATGGGGGGGAATATAAAAAGTATTGCTGGAGGACTACGTGGTGAGTTTGCTGATGTATATCAAACAAACAATTATAACAGACCAATAGCTGGACTAAAAGGTATAAGTACGAGAATACAAGGTCAAAGTAAAGCTGTCAGAAGTGCTGAGATAAAATGGATATGTTGGGATTTTGATACATTACAAAGATTAACACCATATTTTTTAGCTCCTGGAGCATCTGTAGCATTAGAGTTTGGTTGGATGTGGTCTGGTCACACACCTGAAGAATTTATTTATGATAATTGGAAAAAACTAGATGCAAGAAAGATTGGAGATTTAAGTAAAGTAGTTAGAAATAAAGGAGAAGGTAATCAAGAATTAGTATATGGTATTGTTAAAAATTTTACATGGACTGGTAGAGATGATGGTGGTTTCGATTGTGTCACAGAAATACTATCACCATCTTCTAATGTTTTTAGTTCACCATTAGGTGATTCTGAAACAGCACCATCCTTTGAAATACCAGCTGATATTAGAAATCAAATTAGAGATGAACGTAGAGTCAGAAAAAGTAGAGAAGGTGAAGTTAAAAAAATAAGAGATAATGAAGCAATACAACAAGCATTAGCTGAGAAGGGATTGGGTAGTGCTGGAAAAGACCAAAATATAGATGCAGATGTTATACAAAATATACCACCAAAAATATTATTTGAAAATTTTAGAGAAATTTTATTGAACTTAAAATATGAGTATAACGATGGTGGAGTTTTAGGTGCAGGTGGAGATGCTGATTGGTTTAATGGAATTGTAAAAAATGAAGATGGGAGTGTGGGTCGTAAAGAATTTGATGATACTATAATTTGTGAACTACTTGGAGTTTTTGAAAATAATAGTGATATTGATGAAAGATATCTTGGTCCTTATATAACATATGGTTGGTTTGAAGATAATATATTAAATCGTTATGTTGCAAAAATACACGATGGTAATAAAATAGGTTATCAAATACGTTCTGTAGATAGAAAATTTGAATCTAAGGATGGAGTATTTTTTTATGAAAGTGTAAAAATAAATAATGATTCTGTTAATCTAATAACATTAAATGCAAATGAAGTTATCATACCTGGTCAATGGCCAATGGATTTAGATTTTGTAAAAGCAAATATAAATGATGACACTAACACAGGTATTGGAGGTGGTTCAGCTAGTTCAATGGGTGAGGACTTTGAAAAGTATTCTTGGACAAGACAGTCATATATAAAGTTGATGAACAAAGTAAGAGAATTACCACCATTTAACGTAGAACCTATAGATGAAAGTACATTAGGAGATGATAGTCCCTCTAATAAACAAATGGAAAAATTGAAAAGAAGAGATGTTAATATAAGAGAGAAAATAAAGGGAACAAAAGACGGAGAAGCACCACCACAAGGAAAAGGTTATTTAAGAAATTTACTTATACATTCAAAAATTATAGAAGAAGAAATGGGTAGAGCTAGTTCACTTGAAAGTGGTTTGGGGAATTTATTATCAAGAATTAGTGCTGCTTGTGGTGGTATTTGGGAATTTAAACTAACTGCAGATTCAGACAATGAGTTTCAAGTTAAAGTTATTGAAGATAGTAGTACTGAAAAACCTGTAAGAAATTTATTAAATAACAAAAGTCTTGATTTTGATACAGGTGAAATAACAAATGGTTATGTTGATACTGAAGGTAATGTTCCAAATCCAGGATTGATGGTATTTCCAGCTTGGCAAGTTAATTCAATAGTCTACAATCAAAATATGGTTACCAAGTTACCATCACAA